AATCGTATCGGAAGAAACAAAACAACGATTGCTTGATAGTGCCAAAATTAGACAAGCGCAACGTGATATTCTCGCGGTCATAACAACACCAAAAGAAAAAGAACTCGTTTAAATTATTTTCTTGACACTATCTCATTTTAATGGGATAGTGTTTTTTTATTTAAAGAAAGGAAAATTATGATTCCATTATGTCAGCAATGCGGAAAGAAATTATACGCGAGTTATGGTCGGCGTGGTTATATGGCGGAAAGTGATAAGCGTTGGAATGGTTATCATTTTAAAACACAAGAAGAATACGACGCCCACGAAATACCAGAAAATGCTTATGATGTTGATAGGCGAAATCCAAACCAATGGCATAGTTATTGGCGACTTTATTACAATACACCACAGCAACCCCGCGACGGACTTTTTCATAATCGCACTTGTTGGGAACAATGGCATTTAGACCACCGCGAGGATATTGAAAGAGTGATACGATCAAGGGGGGAGTGGAAATCGTGAGCGACGTAAAATTATTAGTAGGCATTATTGAAAAGATTGCGAATATTTGTGAAACTAATACAAAGGTGGATTGGACTTCGGCGGAAATAACCCCAAATGAAGAATTTAAAAACATTATAGATATAATTGCTGAAAGTTTAAAAAATTATGACAGCAAAAATTGAATCAAACTTCGGGCGTGAGATAATGAAAAACATTGACGCCCAATGGACTAGGATTGAAAATCGGCACGGTGGCGGAATACCAGATCTGTACGGAATCAAGGGCGGCGTGTCCGTTTGGCTCGAATTAAAATGTATTAAGAAAAATTCAATAAATATCTCACCGCTACAAATCTCTTGGAATTACAATCATTTCCAACAAAATGGGAAAAACTATTATATTGTCCGAGACACGCGATCAAAGGTCATCAAATTGTACGACGGCGACAAAGGGCGGGAACTCAAGGAACAGGGTTTCAAATGTCCTTGCATCGTGGAACTGCGACCGCCGTATAATTCTGAATTAGGGTGGAAAATTTTACGCAATTATTTGTTTTCACTACCGCGATACAGAGTTGAAGATTACATAGTTTCTTGAACCCCCGTTCAAGATAATCCGACCGCGAGATTAATTCCTTTCTTCGCGGTCGGTGTTTTTTTATCCACAGTTTTTTTTGACTTATCCACTTGACAATCCCACCGAAATGGGATATATGTTTCCCACCCATTAAGGGCGGGGGAGGAGGCGGAAGATGTTTTTTTCGCGGTTCGCGTTTCACGTGAAAAAAAGCTTGACACTTGATCCATTGTCCTATAGTAATGGGATTTGGCGATAGTAATCTGAGATACTCGGTTGGTCTGAGCCAGTTTAAAAAGCTCGTGTTGATTACAATGTTCGAGGTAGCCAAAAAGAGAAAGGAAAATTATGAAATTACCATTTGCTTGTGAGTTATATTCTGACGGTGGGGAAGTTACAAATCCATACAGCAACGAGAAATGTTATTTGAACGCTGACGCTTTGTCGGTCTATGATGTGATTAAAGGAAGTGAGGCATTGGAAGATTATGCGACGGTCAGGAAAGGTCTTGATTGGTTTCAGGAACATTATCCAAAAGAGTATATGACTTTGTTGGATTAGGACTTGACAACTGATTCGTGTTCCTATATAAGTGGGAAAAGAAAGGAATAAAATGAATAAAGCTCAAGTGGATTTAAGTAACGCGACTGTAAAAACTATTGGTCAAATCGCGGACGCGATAAAAACAATAGGGATTAGTATTAATGTATTGCAGAAATCTGTTATAATGTTGAAAGAAAGATTGGATAAATTAGATGAGCGATCTTCGAATTAAACCGAACACGGACAACGGCGATCTGTCAAAGGATCTTGAGCCGATAACTCTTGGTGATTATAAAATAGAATTTAAGGACATACTTAATCCGACCACGCTTCGCGAATGGTTTGAAAAGGTCGACGGTCAGGAAAACAAGGATAAAGAAAAAGCTTGACACTTGCTTCGTGTTCCTATATAAGTGGGATAAATAGAAAGGATAAAAATGACAAAACATACTATTAAATTCACTAAATCTGACGGTCAGGTAATTAAAAGAGAATTTGATCCTGAAAAAGACAAGCAAAGAGAATTCGTCGCCAAATCCACAGGCAACCTGTGTCGTGTTTATTTCGACGTAGAAAAAGACGGTTACAGAACAGCCACCAACGATTGGACAGTTTCCACCTCCTAAACTTTAAACGCCGACCGTTGAAAAAGCCCCGATTAATCGGGGCTTTTTTTATGCCTCTTTAATACTATGACGGTGAGATTTCCCCACTAGGTCTACAAGAGCTTACAGCTCTTGTAGACTGCCTTCGTTTTTTCACCGCTAAATAATGCTTGACTTTATCCCTTAAAAATGGGATAAGATGCCAGCGATGGCAGAAATGAGAAATATGTCTAAAAAAATAGAAAACTTTGAATGGACTTCCTTGCTTGATTTATCTGGCAAGGGGTTATCTCAATTTAATGCCGTTGGGCAGGATATGAACTGCTCACAATTAATGCGAAATGCTGAACTGGATTTCACAGTTGAATTAAAACCTGTTGAATTCACAAATGACAGCGGTCAAAAAATCGTTAACAAAAAACTTAAATCATTGGTTAAAAATGATGAGGAAGTTTTGGTATCTGGTTTAACTGATCAATATCACCCTATGCAAAATGAAAGTTTAGCTAGATTAGGTGATCATTTCGCGGAGAAAGCTAACTTATCTTTTGAGCATTGTTTTAGTTATGATAATTCTAAGGCAATAACTTTTCTTGCTAATACTGGTGGGAGTTTTAACATTGGGGATGATCAAGTTAATAATTATCTTATGTTCAATAACTTTCATACTGGAAGAGATAAAAGTAAAATCAATACAACAAATATTAGTATTTGGTGTAGTAATACTTTTATGACCGCTCTTAGAGATACTGAACAATTTATGATTGCCATAACGCACAGAGTAGAATTTAATAATGACCTTGAGCAACTGGTAAAATCTAAAATTGATCAAGCTTTGCAATCCAATGAAGAGTATAAAGAACAAGCGATCACGCTTAACGGTAAACAAATTACTGAAAGCGAAATGCTTAAATACTTTGTATTGGTTTACAATCCACAATTGGTAAAAGAATTTGAAAAGGCTGGTATGACTCACAAGGCTTTTAATGATGTTACTGGTTCTGGTATGACACAAATTAAACGTTGTTACGGTGTTTATAATGATATCTTTGAAAGTAATGGCAAGACTTATAAACTTCAAAACACAGGCAATGCTGTAAGAAGTGATACACTTTGGAAAGCTTTTAATAGTGTTACATATAATGAGGATCATCTTCGTGGTGGTTCTGATAATGGTGATAGTAGACTTAAAAATACTTTCACTATGAACGGTGCGGATAATATTAAAACTCGTGCTATGTCTACTGCTCTAGAATTAGTCTAGATAATTTAACCCTGTAATTTTAGCCATCGCTATTACAGGGTTTTCTTATGTCCATTACACTTCATAGCCATAACTATAAAGTATAGCTATGGCTACATTCGCCGCCTGCGGCGGCTGTGTATATCATTGTTAATAACCTGTGGATAACTCGCGCCTACCTACTACATCTAGTGGCCTCGCTTCGCTCGACCTACTACATCTAGGGGGCCCCCTGCGGGGGGCACCCCTAAATGTGAAAATAGGACTTGACATTTTCGTAAACCGGCCCTGTTTCAGACAAACGCTACCGGCTAAAACCCTACCACCCTATTTTGGGACTCCTATCCTTGATTATCCCAAAAAAATAATATATAAAAATTTTGCAATGATTAATCAAAGCGAGGCCGAGCTCCAGGAACAGCTACTCCTTGAGCACATAAAAAAGCTCGAAAATGCGGAAAAAGACTTTATTCCATTTGTGAAACATGTCTGGCCTGATTTCATATCAGGATATCATCACAAAAAAATTGCCGAGAAGTTCAAGGCAATACGGGATAAGAAACTAAAGCGTCTGATTGTGAATATGCCTCCAAGGCATACGAAGTCAGAATTTGCTTCCTTCCTATTTCCAGCGTGGTTAGTGGGCCATGATCCAAAATTGAAGATCATCCAGACCACCCACACCACCGAATTAGCTGTCCGGTTCGGCCGCAAAATGAAAAACCTTATTGATGATCCGACCTACCAGCAGATCTTTGACAAAGTGGCCATTTCCGCCGACTCAAAGGCGGCCGGTCGGTGGGAGACAAACCATGGCGGCGAGTATTTTG